GTCTGGTGCTGGTATGACTAAAAAAGGTGTAGCAGCATATAGAAGAAAAAATCCAGGCTCTAAATTACAAACTGCTGTAACAGAAAAGAAACCTTCAAAATCAAGAGCAAAAAGAAGAAAGTCTTACTGTGCAAGATCTCTAGGTCAATTAAAAAGAAGCTCAGCAAAAACTAGAAACGATCCAAACTCAAGAATACGTCAAGCAAGACGTAGGTGGAGATGCTAATGGCTAGTAAGAAAGATGCTTGTTATCGCAAAGTAAAATCAAGATATAAAGTTTGGCCATCTGCGTATGCTAGTGGTGCTTTGGTTAGATGTCGTAAAGTTGGCGCTAAAAACTGGGGAAATAAAGTTAAAAAAGCAACTGGGGGCGAAGTAACTTTTGTTGAGGCAAGAGGATTTAATAACATGCTTCCAGGCAAACGCAAAAAAACCAAATTAGGATAATGGCAAGCGACAGCCTTAAAAAATGGTTTTCTCGAAATCGAGGAAAAGGCTGGGTAGATTGTAAAACTGGTAAACCTTGCGGCCGTCAAGAAGGCGAAAAACGTAAAGGATATCCAGCTTGTAGGCCAACAAAAGCTCAATGTACGTCTGCCGCTAAAAAGAAAACAAGCTCAAAGCGAATTAGTTGGAAAGATGGTAGAATGAAGAAAGCCGGCGGCGGACCCGTAGAATCTAGAATGGCTAGAGGATGTGGTAAAGTTATGAATAATAGGCGAAAATTAACTAAATTTTATTAGGAGCAAACATGCCTTTAAAACCAGGTAGTTCTCAAAAAACAATTTCTAGCAATATTAGAAAATTAAAAGCAGAGGGTAAACCTCAAGACCAAGCTGTAGCTATTGCTTTAAGCTCAGCCGGTAAATCAAAAAAAGCAAAAGGTGGCGAAATGAAAAAATATAAATACGGTAAAGAAGTTAAAAAAATGAGGTCAGGTGGATCTTGTTCTAAAAAATACAGATATGGCGGAGAAGTCTGCGGATCTGCTAATAGAAGAAGACAAAGACAAGGAGCTCAAGTAGTAAGCTAATATGGCAACTTCAGGTTCAACAGATTTTGAGCCAAACGTTGCTGAGTTTATAGAGGAAGCATTTGAAAGATGCGGACTTGAACTCAGAACAGGCTACGATTTAAAGACTGCTAGACGGTCTATTAACCTTATGCTTGCAGAATGGGCTAATCGTGGCTTAAACCAATGGACAATAGAACAAGGCACTCAAACCGTGACTCAAGGAACTTCTGAGTATAATCTTGGAACTAACGTAATTGATGTATTAGATGTTGTTTGCAGAAGAACTGTAAGCGGCACTCAAACAGATATTTCAATGGACAGGCTTAGCAGAAGTGAATATTTAAATATTCCTAACAAAACCACTCAAGCAAGACCATCTCAGTTTTTTATAGATAAACAAAATAACCCTACTTTAAAAGTTTGGCCAACTCCTGAGAACTCAACAGATATTTTGGTTTTTAATAAATTAGTAAGAATGGATGATGCAGATGCAGCTACCAATACTATGGATATGCCTTTTAGGTTTTATCCTTGTTTTGCAGCTGGTCTTGCATATTACATATCAATAAAAAGAGCTCCGGATAGAACAGCGCTTTTAAAACAAATGTATGAAGAAGAGTTTGATAGAGCTATGTCAACAGATGAAGACAGAGCTTCATTCAGAATCAGACCGTATATGAGAGGTGACTAATGGCCTATGCAAGCGCAAAGTTTGCTATAGCTCTCTGCGATAGATGCGGATTTAGATACAAACTTTTAGAATTAAGAAAAGAGTGGAATGGCTTAAAAACATGCTCTGAATGTTATGAGCCAAAACACCCTCAATTAGAGCCACATACAGCTCCAGCAGATCCTCAAGCGTTATATGATCCTAGACCTGATACTGACAAAGAAGTTGGAGAAGGTTACGTAATAACCAATAACGATAATATTATTAGTAGTCCTATACCAGGTTATGAGATGACAGGAAGTTTAGGGACAGTTACAATTACAACAACATGAGTGCATTAACATTATCAGAACTTAAAACTCTTATTCAAAATTACGTTGAAAACGACGAGACTACTTTTGTTAATACTTTAGACGATATTATAGAAAACGCTGAAGAAAGAATATTTGAACTTGTTCAGTTTGATTATTTTAGAAAAAATGTAAAAGGTAGTATGACTGCTGGATCAAGATTTCTTACAGCTCCAAATGATTTTGAGTTAAGTTTTTCTTTAGCTGTTATAGATAGTAATGGCGATTATCATTATTTAGATAAAAAACATACAAGCTTTATGCAAGAATATGCGCCAGATCCAACAGACAGCGCTGCTAGAGGCCTTCCTTTGTATTATGGAGACTTTGATAAGGATTTAAACTCAGGAAGCAAAGAATCAACTCTGATACTAGCTCCAGTACCTGATCAAAACTATACAACAGAATTACATTATTTATACAAACCTAATTCATTAGTAACAGATACTTCAGGGACTTGGCTATCTGAAAATGCAAGAAATGCTTTGCTTTACGGATGTTTAGTTGAAGCTTATACTTTTATGAAAGGCGAACCTGATTTGTTAACTTTGTATGAAAACAGATTTAATCAGGAAATAGCTAGATTAAAAAATAAAGCTGAAGCTCGCGGAAGAAGAGACGAGTACAGATACGATTCATTAAGAACGCAAGTTACTTAGTGCTTTAAAAAGGAGAAGATATGAAACCAATAAAAAAGCTGGAAGGCAAAACTGTAGCTATTGTCGGTATGGGCAAAAGCTGGTTTGACTATAACTTAGCAAAATCTCACGGTTCACACTTTGATGAAGTATGGGCTATAAACTCAGTAGCGTCTGTTATTTTTCACGATAGAGTATTTATGATGGATCCGGCATCTAGATTTTTAGATACAGATGATGCTGGAGGTCAAACTGATAGTATGGCTAAAATGCTAAAAGAACATGAAGGTCCAATTTATACATGCGAATTAGACGATAGATGTCCAGGATTGATTGAGTATCCAATACATGAAGTTTTGGCTGGATGCGGTTCTCACTATCTAAATAATACCGTAGCGTTTGCGGTTGCGTTTGCCGTATGGAATAAAGTTGGCAAAATTAAAATGTTTGGTATAGATTTTAGTTACAAAGGAAATTTACACTTTGCTGAAGCTGGAAGAGCTTGCGTAGAATTTTGGTTAAGCAAAGCTATGTTTAATGGGATTCAAGTAGAGGTAGCTGCTACAAGCGGATTGTTAGATACAAATGTTCCTGCAAATGAAAAGCTATACGGATACCATAGGCTTGCAGATCCTTTGGTTGTAATTGCAGATGAAAAAGGTGTTTTGATAGCAAAAAACCAAAGTCAAGTTATGCAATATAAACAAGAGCCTGATCCCATTTTAATTGATAAACATGATAGTCATATTAAAAAAAATAAAGTAGGAGAACCAAACAAATGGTAATGAGTTATAAAGCTGGTCCAGAACTAGGAGCAATAGAAGTATATACTACAGAAAATAAAGGACATCCAGTTGATTTTTGGGCAGAAAGATGTGTTGATAAAATTGTTTATGTAAGTGCAGATGCACCCGAACAAGTACAAGCTCAAGTCAAACAATTCAGGGATAATATCAAGAAAGTAATTGAAGAATATATGCAAAATGCTATAAAATCTGATAGGATTACTCTTAATAATAAGCTACAAGAACTTGGTTTTAGTGAGGTAGCTGAAATCATTAGGAAAAACTAATTATGGCAATTACATCAACACTTACAACAAGCTTTAAAACTGAGCTTCTAAAAGGAAATCATAATTTTACAGCAGGTACTGCTGGAGATACCTATAAGTTAGCTTTATACACTTCATCAGCTACTTTAGGAGCAACTACTACATCTTTTACTACTACAGGCCAAGCCTCTGGTACTAACTATACATCTGGTGGTGCTGATCTTACTAACGTAACTCCAACTTCATCTGGTACTACAGCTTTTTGTGACTTTAACGATTTAACTTTTGGTACTGCTACTATTACTGCTAGAGGCTGTATGATTTATAACTCTAGTGATTCTAATAAGTCTGTTGCAACTATAGACTTTGGTGGCGACAAAACTTCAACTGCTGGCGACTTTACAATTGTTTTCCCAGCAGCTGCAGCAGCTACAGCTATTATCAGAATCGCTTAATTACTGCCAAACATGTTGTTTGGTAACGAAGCGGCTGTAAAGTTAGCTAAAGACTATTCGTTTAAAACTTTATTAGATATTGGATGCGGACAGCCTTCAGGCGTAAACGCTGCTAACTTTTTTAAAGAACTAGCCAAAGATGTTACTCGTCAAGATATCAATCCTGATTACAAACCTGATCTATTAGGTGACTTTAATAATTTAGCTACCGATAAACTATACGACTGTATATGGTGTTCACATGTTTTAGAACATCAATTAAATCCAAATTTTTTTCTTACTAAAATATTTCATACCCTTAAAGATGATGGCGTTCTTGCAATAACAGTTCCTCCTTTGAAACATGAAATAGTAGGCGGCCACGTTACTCTTTGGAACGCTGGCTTGCTTTTATATAATTTAATTTTAGCTGGATTTGATTGTAAAGATGCAGCCGTAAAAAGTTACGATTATAATATTAGTGTTATAGTAAACAAACGAACAGCAATTTTGCCAGAGCTTAATTATGATGCTGGCGATATAAATGCTTTAAATGAATTTTTTCCGTTAGGCGTATATGAAGGTTTTGACGGAAACATACAAGAGATTAATTGGTAAATGGCTTTTATAAACGGTTGGGGTAGAGGCACTTGGGGACAGCTAGGCTGGGGCGAAGGTGCTATACCTATAGATATTACAGGTGTTGAGGCTACTGCATCCGTAAGTGGAGTTGGAGTAAATGGTGCGGCCGTTGCTACGGTTGCAGGTGTTACAGCTAGTTTAGGAACCGTTTCTGTAACTATCAACGCTGATGCTAATGCTACTCCAGCAGGATTAGCTGTTTCTGCCACGCTACCGCCATCAGCAAATGAATGGACAGCTAATAACGGAGCAGCTATTTCTACTGCTCAATCGAAGTTTGGTGGAGCAAGTTTATTATTAGATGGTGTAAACGATAATGTAATCTCTAATAATACCTACGACTTTCAATCAACTGCCTTTACTGTTGAGTTTTGGGCAAGACCTGCAAATGCAACTCAAGATGAGGTACTTTTAGATACAAGAGATTCAACATCTAATCCTTCTATATATTTTAGGCAATCAGGAACCACTCTTTTAGTCGGCAGAGGAACAGTAACTTTACTTACTGTTAATAATGTATTTTCTGCTAACACTTGGGTTAGCTTGGCTGTAACAAGAGGTGATCCTTTTACTAATACTTATACAGTTTTTGTTGACGGTAATAACGAAGGAAGTATTTTACTAGGAGCATCTCCAACCGCTTCTAATATACATATCGGTTCTGATTTTAATAATACAAATAATTGGTCAGGCTATATTGATGAAATTAGATTATCTGATATAGATAGATATGGAGGAGCAGCATACACTCCAGCAACTTCTGAGTTTAGTTTAGATGGCAACACTTTATCTCTTTTACATTTAGATGGAACAAATGGCTCAACTTCTATTCTTGATTCAGCAGTATCTGATCCTTTAGTAGTTACTGGTACAGCAAATATATCTGTTACAGGTCTAGAAGGTACTTCTGCTTTAGGTACGGTTACTCCAGAAGCTCAAGCAGTAGTAACCATCCCAGATACTTTAGTAGCAACGCTTGGAAATGTATCTGTATTGGTAGATGCTGAAGCTACGGTTATTATTACAACTGGAGTAGCGGCTACTGGAGCAGTAGGAACAACAACCACTCAAACTGATAACAGATTTACTGCTCCCACTTTATTTGCAACCACTTTTGTTGGATCTGCTACAGTAGATGGAGAAGCAAACATATCGCTTATAGGCGTTTCAGCAACAGGTGAACTCAGTAACGTAAACGTTTGGGGATTAATTGATGAAGATCAAACTCCAAATTGGGAAGAAGTTGCTGCTTAACATATTATTAATAGCAATTTTGCTTTATTATATATAAACTATAGGAACTTATTATGGCAACTTACGTTAACGATTTAAGACTTAAAGAAATAGCTACAGGTGATGAGTCAGGTACCTGGGGAACCAGTACCAATACTAACCTAGAGCTTATCGCAGAAGCTTTCAGTTATGGAACTGAGGCTTCCTTTGGCTCAGATGCTGATGCCACCACTACGATAGCTGATGGTGCTACCGATCCAGCAAGAAGTTTGTATTTTAAAGTAACTTCTGGAGTTTCTTTAACAGCTACTAGAAATTTGACTTTAGCACCTAATACAGTTTCTAAAGTTTGGATTGTAGAAAACGCTACAACTGGCGGTCAATCCATAACAGTAAAACAAGGTTCAGGTACAAGTGTAACGATAGCGAATGGCTCAGTTGCAGTTGTTTATTCTGATGGCGGTGGGGCAGGAGCGAATGTCGTAAATGCTTTTACCGATTTAAATGTTGCATCAAGCATTACTTTAGATGATGCAGGGATTGCAACAACAGGTAAAGCTATAGCTATGGCTTTAGTTTTTGGTTAATTAGGAGAAATATTAAATGGCAACACCAAATTTAGTAAATGTTTCAAGTGTTCTTCCTTTTACAATAGCAGGTGCGGTTACCACTACACCTACAGATGTGATTGATGTAGCTGCTGACAAAGTTCAGAAAGTTAACTCACTCATTATTGCTAATGTAGACGGAACAAACGCTGCTGACATTACAGTAGAAGTTTCAGTAGATAATGGTTCTAACTATTATAAAGTGGCTTCAACTGTATCAGTTCCAGCAGATGCAACACTAGTAGTAATTGATAAAAATTCACAGATTTATTTAGACGAAACAGATTTGCTTAGATTAACTGCTTCAGCTAACTCAGACTTGGAGTATGTTATTTCAGGTGAAATCTTAGATGATGCGTAAGGAGTTAAACTATGGCTCATTTTGCAGAACTTAATTCTAGTAATGTTGTATTACGAGTAGTAGTAATATCCAACGAGGATGTTGATGCTAATGGTGGAGATTATTCTACCGAAGCAGAAACATTTGTAAGCGGTTTAGTTCCACATTCAGACGGTGGTGTTGCTTGGAAACAAACTTCTTATAACGGTAATCAAAGAAAACAATACGCAGGAATAGGTTTTAGTTTCGACTCAGTTAAAAACAAATTTATATCACCCAAACCTTACGCTTCTTGGTCGCTAGACTCAAATGACGATTGGCAAGCACCTGTTACATTCCCAAGTATAAATGAAATAGACTCAAATCCAGTTGCAATAATTTGGGACGAAGATAATCAAAAATGGTTAGGCGAAACTTATACAGGTGATCCTATAGTTACAACCAATTACGAATGGGATGCTATTGCTTTAGCTTGGAATGAGGTCTAACTATGGCAGGTCTTAATGGCGGAATTATAGGTGTAGACAACGAACCAACTCAAGGCACTCAAGCAGCCCAAGTTACCACATTCAATTCAAGCGGAACTTTAACCACTCAACCTAGAACTACCGAACTTCAATATGTTGTTGTCGCAGGAGGCGGAGGCGGAGGTGGCTCTATGGGCGGAGGCGGAGGTGCTGGCGGTTATAGATCGTCAG